AGAATGTATTGAAAAATTGCATGCTAGTAAAATTTATATGCATGAATTAAAGAATAACCAACAAGAATATTTTTACCCTGACGGATATCATTTAAATGTTAAGGGGCACAAAATACTTGCTGAGTATCTAGACAATTTTATGTCTAAATTATAACCAAAAAGGAAGGGTCCGAAGACCCTTCCCACTTCCCATCCCGAGAAGTAAAACTTCTTATTGGAATGTTAGGTTCTGAACTGCAATCTCACCAACGTAGTCAGCTGCGTTACCGAATGATGACGCAGTGTTTGTTAATTCGATGTAACCATAACGTGTCATGAATGATACGACTGGTTCGAATGTTGATGGATCTAGAACAACACCACTGCTCATCAATGGAATGTATGGGCAGTAGAATGCGGCTGCATCAGTCTCAGATGAACCCTTATAACCAACTAGAACTGGCTGTGTGTCAGGTGCATATGAGTCAACGAACACACGCATTGCACCGTTCAATGTACCAACGAACTTAGTGTTAGTTGGTGCTTCGAATGTACCTTCTGTAGTACGTGCGAATGCTGATGTTGTTGCTGACTGTAGAACAGTCAAGGCTGCACTTGAAACAACTGCCCAGTTACCAGCACCACGACGGGTACGCTGTGCAATCAAGTTTGCAACGCGGTTGATTAGAACTGCTAAGGCAGCATGTTCGTCACCAACGTAAGTAGCAGTACCTGATACTGTTGCTTGGTTGTATGTGAACTCAGTTGAAGCAAGAGTACGCAATGACAAGAGAATTTCTTGGTCAATTTCAGCAGTGATTTCTTGTGCTAGAGCAGCCATAATTTCTGCTTCAACATCGATACCATGCTGTGACTGTGCGTCCTGAGCGGCTTCAAATGTCCAACGTGCTTGCAACTTACGTGACTTGGCTTCAACAGCCTGACGCAAGATTTGTACGCTGATCTGCTTACCACCGTTACCTTCGAGTGATGCAGTGTCAGCACCAGTGTAATAACTTGTGCTTGTTGCGCTTGAAGGAACACGTGAGTATGCCTGAGCAATCTTGAATGGTGACAATGCTTCTTCACCAGCAGTTACAGAAGTAGCGGCTGCTGAGTTGTCAGTCAATGATTGCGCATAGCGAACACGTAGAGTGTGAATCTGACCGACTGGGCCGGTCATTGGCTGAACACCAACCAACTCGTTAGCGATAACTGTTGGCATAACACGACGGATTACTGGAAGAATCACGCGGTTTAGTGTTGCGATATTACCTGCAGTTGTTGTACCTGCTGTTGATTCAGATAGTAACTGCTTGCGAGTGTTTTCGAGGATAACACCCATTGTTGAGCGGCGAGTGCCTTTTAAGCCTTCTAACAGGGCATCTTTGGTCTCGTCCCAACGGCTTTCTAATAGTACTTTTGACATTTTCTATTTCTCCTAAACTATGTCGTTTATTAAAGCCCTGCCAGACGCTTAATTTCGATAACATTGTCTTTCTCATTGCTATCGACTTCTTCAATCTTCTTGGCAGATTTATCACCAGTCATTTCTGTAACAACTTTAGATTCAGTCAACGCAGCCTTTGCGGGCTTTGCTGAAACTTCTGAACCAGTGTTAAGAACTGCTGGTAGATACTTATCAAAAGCATTCTTTAACTTTGCAGTTTGAACGCTTTCAAGTAAGGTCTTCATTACTGCGGCTTTCTCTTCGTTTAATGGTGCTAGAAGATCTCCTAGTACCTCTTCACGCTGAGAAGATTCCTTAATAATGCGTACCTCACGCTCTTTACTCTCTACTAACTTTTGTGCTTGCGCAATTTTAGTAGCAGATTCGGCTAGTTGCTTATCCTTTTGAACAAGTGCCTGCATTAACTTGCGAGTTTCAGCCTTCTCATTGAGGTGAGTAACTGAGAATTCGCTTGCGAATGCTTCGAACAACTTACGTCCAAAATTATTTTCTCTAGCCTGTTTAATGTCTTCCTTAAGTGCTGATAGTTCACCCTTAATGTGACCTGAAACAATGCCGCTAACCTTCTTAGCACTTTCAGCAACAAACTTCTGCTTAAGTGTTTCCAACTGCTTGCGACCTTCAGCAACTAACTTGACCTTTGCTTCAACAACTGCTTGTCTATCCACTGCGAATTCTTTGATTTCGCGGGCTAGGGCATGTGTTACAAACTTTTCAAGTTTCTGTTGATTCTCAACTTGAACCTTACGGTCTGCACGTAGTTCACGGATTTCTTCGGCTAATTTTGTAACCATGAAATCATTAAACTTTGTTGCACTTTCTTTGAGTTTCAACTGAGCCTTGACACGATCTTCGTTCATTGCTTGTCTTTCAGAATGGAATTCTTTAAGTTCTTCTGAAAGGCTTTCAGTCATCATTTTATCTAGGGCTTCTACCATCACCATTCTGTCATGTTCATAACGTTGTGCAAATTCTTCATGTAATTCTGCACGAACTTGTTGGCGGGCTTCATTGAGTTTCATTTCCCATGCTTCGTTTAGAGCCTGGGCTGTATCCTCTTTGATTAATCCACTTTCAAGTAATGGTTTGATAGCATCAAACATGCTGATATCCCCTTTATAATTTGAGATCCTTGATGAGGCGCATTACTTCCTCCTTCAGGTATCTCTCTACTTTTTTGTCGCCGCTAACTTCCTTAGCAATATCCATAAGTCTATGACCATGACGCATATTCATCATGCCTTCATAGATTGCTTTTGGGTATGCGTTTGGTGCGCTAGGCTGAGCAACAATATCCACAGTGATAATTTCAAAATCACTGACACGACCATCCATATCGTTTACATTACCTGATCCACGACTGGATACGCCTAGTTTTACACCTGACTCCAACATTGTGCGGACGAGTTGTCCCATTGGAGTTGGTAGAATCTTTAACTTTCCGAAACCATTAGCACCATCCATCCACATGCTTGTAATCATGTGTGATACACGGTCTAGATTAATCTTTAAATCATCGGGGTGATCTACTTCCCCTAAAACAGAATAACCTTCACTAATTTGCTTGTTCAACGTATCTACAGCATTCTCAATTTCAGAAACGGGGTAAACACGCTCATTTGCGTTTTTAACCCCGCCCTGAATGAAGATGCCCTTCATAAAGAGGGTCTTAAGATCAGTGCCCTCTTCCTTGACGGATTCCACGACCATGTTTGCACGGTCGAATGTCAAGTTTTCTCTGAGATACAAAGCCATTTGGTCTCAGTTCCTTACTTTGCTACTGGACTCTTGTCATATGCCGCACCGTCCTTAGTTACTGGCTTAGGTGCATTTGACAAATCTTGTGACTTATGTCCTGGTGCATTCTTAAACTTTGATGCGCCTTCTACGTCTTTTGCAGTTGGGGCTGTGCGACCTTTTTCGTCTGCACTACCAAAGTTAACAGGCTTGCTGTCCATGCCAGCCTTACCTGAATTTGCGGCTACTGGGCTCTTTGTCTGAACGCCGTTGTCACCGTGTGTTACGGAAACTTTCTGCAACTGTACTGCTTCCATCATTGCTTCCTCTTCCTCAGAGTCAACTTCGATTTCTTCATCATCACCTGCATCCATGTCAGCATCACCACCGCCCATGATTTCTTCAAACTCGGCCATCAACTGGTCAAGTTTATCTTCAATTCTGACGACTGCATCTTCTACTTCATCAGATGCTTCACCTTCATCATCGCCCATATCTTCATCTTCTTCTGAGTCGAGGTCAAATACTTCTTCTTCCTCTTCTTCTTCAGTGACGCCAGATTCTTCTGCGTTGATTTCGTCAAGTAGGTCACCTACTTGGCCGCCCATATCACCTTCCATTTCGGCGCCCATGTCGCCTTCATCAACCATTTCTTCTTCCATGATTGATTCATATATTTCACGTGACTTTTCAACCACGATTTCGTGGAATAGTTCGCGGGCTTGCTCTTCGTTCTCATTGATAATGAGATTGATTAACTGTTCGTATTTCTTTTGATCCATTATAGTTCTCCTGATTAGAAATGGCTTTGTACACATATTTACACCATATACACCAAAACAGTGTAATAAGTGCTATTTTTTTGAGATTTTTATAGGAATATGCGTTTTAGACGCTAGGTGCGCCGGATTCTTCGGCTGGCTTGGCGCCATATTGTTCTCTTACTTTACCAAGATGAATCTTCTTTTCGTAGTTTCTTACGTCTAACATACGTCTTAATTTACGAATTTGTTTTAAAGTAAGTTTAGTTTTGCGAGAGGTACGCCACACAGGCTTGCTGTTATCAGCATTAACATCCTGCATTCCCTGAACGGGCGGGTCAAACATCTCAAATAGTTTCATACTTTTATTTATCTTTTGTCTTTTTATAATCGTTGTAGTCTATGAAAAACCCTAAGGCCACAACTAAATTCATTCCCAATGACGATACTAACATAGTGATATCTTCATAGACACTCATGTTCATACTTAAATGAATATGACCCACCATCCAAAAAGGTATACTTAAATTCTGTGATATCCAAACAATTAAGTACTTTAAAAAGTCACGCATTCATTATGCGGGAGCAGTTGGAGTGCCTGCACCAGGTGCACCTGCTGGAGATGCAGATGGAACTTCTCCGCCTACAGGCCCGGCAACTTCAGCACCTTCTTCAGGGGGTTGCTCTGACTGGTCAATTTCATCGGCAGTGTTTTCATCAGATTCAAAGTCACCTGTAGAAACACCGATGTTACGTAGATCACTACCCTTAGGATCAAGTGAAACTTCTTTCTTGTTCTCTTCTTCCCAAAGTTTTTCGTTCTTTGCGATTTCTTCTTCTGTCAAGCCTAAGAATCGTTCTAATGCAAAACGCTTTGAAATATAAGGAAACGCTTCCATACTTGCAAATGTTGATACACGTGCTGTATCTAACTCACTTTGACGGTATGCCGCAAAGTTCTGAGGAGGATTGAAATGTAATGAGAACAATCCAGTGTCAATGTTGAAACCTCTCCAACGTAAGAATAATTTGAATTCTTCGTCAAGTTTCAATGAGATATAATTCTGCAATCGTTCACAATATTGATTGAAGCGGAACTCTTGGATCATTGCTGTGCCAACACGACCGTCACTTAATGGCGTTGTATTGTCATCAGGGCCAGTTGGCAAATATGAACTTGGAACACGTAGACCACGTGCTAGTCTGTTATTGAAGTATTTCAAGTCATCGATTTCACCAAGATTCTGACCACCGGGTAATACTTCAACACTTGATCCACGACCTTCAGCCGTAACTGGGAAGAAGTAATCTTCGTTCATTGATAATGGGTTATATGTAGCATCTACGATTGATTGACCACCATATACGCTAGGAATTCTACGCTGGTGAATTTCGTTCTTAACACGTTCAACAAATGCCATAGCCATGTGACTTGGCATGTTACCAACGTCAATCTTGAACATTCTACGTTCTGGCGCACGTTGTACACGATAGATTAGAACAGCATCTTCAAGCAATTCTTTTTGCTTGTAAACTTTAAAGATATTCTCTAAGATACTCTGACCAAACGGCCAAAATCTGTCTAGACCTTCTGTCAAACTTAAGTGTACAATGTGTTTTGCGTCAATGGCACTTTCGCTTTGACCCAATGTAAATCTTGATCCTGATGTATTATAAGGCATAGCAGGAACAGTATATGGTGTGTTGGTACCACCGCCTGTGCCACCTAATCCTGTTGCAGGATTAGCCGCAAAGTCAGTATTTGTCTTTTGTGCAACACTTAAGTTCTGTAGGTTAATGTTAATATCTTTTAATACATATTGTTCAGGCTTTTTACCTTCACTTTCGTTAACAATAACTTTAATAACTTTGACCATATCGACCCAGTATAACTTAAAGTTTTCTGGATCACGAACGAATACTTGATCTCCGTACTTAATAACGTTACGGAAAATCTTAAAGATACGAACGTCAAATTCATTAAGTTTACACCACTGTTGTAACTGTTTAGTTAATAGTTCAACTTCATGTGGAGTAGGATCATCTTTAAATTCAAAACTAAAAGGAGTCTTGTTATGTTCGTTTTTCTGTGTACTGAATTCTGAAATGATATCTAAACATGCGTTGATTTCAGCATCAACATCCATCATTTCATATTGATTATATCTTTCGATACGATTTGGGTGACCAGTATAGACTTCAGGAAGTCTACTCATATAGTTCTTATAGCCAAACTCAGTGCTATTCCAACCGCCTGTAGGTGATCCGTTTTGTCCAGGACTACTATTCCAGGCACCAGTATTACTGTTGATACCTGAGATCGGGCTGGAGACACCGCTTCTGTTTAAGAATTTCTTTTTATATGACATAGGCCTTGTTCTTTACATACTATTTAGTTTAAACACGTGAACTCTTAAGAATCTTGCTAGAAACATCATTACCCGATTCTAGTACAGAAATTACGGTGTCTAATTTACCTGAAAGCATTTGCATCAATTCAGCATTCATTGACATTGCTTTATCTTCAGGTTTGGAAAGTGGTGTAGCAATTGTTTCGGGTTTAGCACTAGCCAATGCCGTTACCTTTTGCTCCATTTCCGTTTTTCTTTTCATCATGTCGGCTAACATAGTATTAGGATCTAGTGTTTTACCCCCTAAATCTGTTTTAACTAATGACATGTCCTTAGACATATTACCAAACATTTCTTCAATTTGACTTACTTTTGCAGGAGTCTGAGCCAGTTTCATTAAGATACTGTCTTTTAATAAAGGTGCTACTAACTCAGTACCATGAAGTTCTGCTTTATATCCTTTTTGCGGACCATCAAATATACCACCATCACGTGCCATTAACTCAAAGTGTACAGGGTCTTTTGATCCATATTTTTGATGTAAGCCGTGCTTACCGAGAATTTGTACTGCCATTCTATCGGTGTACTGTTGAATGTCAATGGCATTGCCGCTTTCATGAGGGCTACTGCCCGGTCTAGCAACAAGCATACCACCAGGTCCCTTACCAGGACGTCCTGCACGTACTGTTTCATTATACAATCTTTCTTGATCTTCCGGATCACGTTTAGCACTATTGATTTGCAATTTGTTTCCGGTTGCTTTCATGTATTCTGTTGCGGCATTAAACACTGCACGTTGCATTCCAGGATTTAATCCTTGGAAGTCACTCATTTCACCTGAAGGAGAAGTAAACTTCAATACATCTTCAAGTTTGCCACTAGCCATCATAATGCCGCCGCCTGCCATGCCCGGACGACCCACCATTCCTAATGCTAGTTGCTGTTCTTTTCTAAATCTATCTTGTACACTGGCTCTAACTTGAGGGGTGCTTGAACCGAATCTAGTTGCTCTTTGAGCATAGATTTCTTTAATCAGTGCTTGCTCATCCATTCCCTCTTTGTATGCTTTATTAAAGATACTACCAGCACCACCGCCACCGTGTTGTACTGAGGTGCTCCACATAACTTCTTGTAGAGCCTTACTACCTTTGATCATCTCTTGTAGTTTTTTATCTTTAATCTTTTCTACGCCAACATCAAAGTGAGTTGCTTTAATGAATTCGTGTTCAGAACCTTGTAGTTTTCCTTCTTTGGCAAGTTTTTTCCATTCTTGAGCAAAGGCTCCATCTTTACCTGCTTTAGCGGGTCCTGCTTTAGATAATCTCTCAAATGCTTCTGGATTTGTTTTCTGAAGATGCTTCATGAACAAGTCCATAGTTCCTGTATTTGAGGCAATCTGATACTTGCCGTAACTTGTACCACCAGTAGAATCATGTCCTACTGCGGATGTGCCTTCGCTACCGGATTCGAATTGAGCAGCCATGCTTCCCAAATCTTCTCCCATATCTCCAGCGGGGCCGCCGGTTCCTCCAGTTCCGCCTCCAAAACTGATGCTACTTAAAGTCTGAGATAAAATTGTCATTGCATTGTTCAATGACCTTAATCCCAATGATGCTTGATCTAAGTTAAAGATAAACTTATCTAAGGCTTGCTTTTCTGTCTTAGAGTTAACTTCTGTTGTTTCACGCATCTTATCTAACTGTTCGATATTTTTATCTACTGCTTCAGTTGATAAAATTGTAGCAGATGTGGCGCCTGTTGTTGCTTCTGCATTTTTCTTTTGTGCGGCAACAGTTTCTTCATGCTTCTTACGTGCAGTTTCTTGTTCTTTTGCTTGTGCTTGTTGTGCGCCTAAGCCTGTTCCAGTTGCCTTTTTAGCCTCTGATTCTTGTTTCTTGAATCGTTCAGCCATACTCATAATGCCTTTACCAGCAGTCTCAGCACTTAGTAGGCCAAATGTTAATGCACTTAATGCACCACCTGCACCGGCTGCAAACTTTTCACCTGTTGTAGCCTTACGTCCTTCAATTCCTAATGTCTTTTCTGCATTACTTGCACCCTGATATGCACCATATGCGGCTCCGCCCACCATTAATACTTGACCAAGACCAGGTACAAATCTTCCTGCACCACGTGCAACTGACCCTGCCTTGCTAGCAAAACCACTAAGTGGCTTAGTCATTTTACTCAACCAACTTTGTGGTTTTGGTGGAGGTGCTTTTATAAATCTTCCTCTAGCATCTCTTGCTCTAGGAGTTGCGGCTGGTTTGCCAGGCTTGCTTGGAGCAGACGGTCCGCCGCCAATCTTGCCCATTGCCATTTTACCTAATGCTAGTGCCGCCGCTGTAGCGGCAGCCGCTAATGCCGCGCTAGCAAGTGCCGCACCATTGAAACTTAGATTCATTGGATTAACGGCTTCTAGTACAGATTGATACGCTGCCTTAGTTTCACGTTCTAAGGAACGCATTGCTTCAATGTTATTGTCTAATGCTTCTTTTGATTCTTCACGTGCCTTTTTATCAGCCTCATAAGCCGCAATACGTTCTTCTTCAGTTTTACCAAATACACGATTTGAACGTAACATGTATTCGTCATTGAGGCCCATAGCCTTCTTTGCGTCATCGGTTAAGTACTGTCCTGCTTGTCCTAATTGAACAGCACGTGTTGTGACAGCCTTATCATATTTGTCAAATGTTTCTGTTGCAAGTTTATTAGGATCAGGTGCTTCTTTAACTTGTTTTGCTAAGTCTTGCGCATTAACACCCATAGCCGCAAGACCTGCACTGAACTTATCAAAAGCACCTGTACGCATAACACGACCAAACTGTGCAGCCATTTCTGGACCCATAGATGCGGTCAACTTGTCTAGCATTGTGGTTCGATTGTCACGTTCTTTTTGAATGCGTTTGGCTTCTGCTAAACTTTCTTCTGTACCTAAGGCTTTAAGTTCTTGAATCTTAGCATTTTCTTGTCTAATCTTCATTTGTTCTTCAAACTGAGATTTGACAACTTCTTGTTCCTGCTGAATTTGATCTGCACTCTTACCTGTCAATGCAGATAAGCGAGTCATATTTTCAGCATATGCAAGTGATTCTTTTCTTAATTGCTCAGTTGACTTGCGTTGTAATTCCATAGAATTACCTGCAAGTGACTGTTGCTTCATGTATTTGGCTTGTAAGTCGGTTAACGACTCTTGGCTAATACCCATCTTACCAAATTTGCGGCGAACGTCATCGCTGACTGCTGCCACTTCCATAAACTTGACAGCACCCTGACCAGCAGTTGCACCTAAACTGGTTAATCCAGTACCAACACTAGCAGTTGCTTTTTGCAACTTTGCCATATCAGCAAGAGAGTAGCGGGCTTGTTTTGCTAATTCACCTAATTCCCCTGCACTAACAGGTAATGCACCGGTAAACTTTACTGTCTCATCTCTAAGTTGGGTAATGTTATCAGTTAGTTGTAATGCATCAGCACCCAACTTAGTTAACACATTTACTGTACCACCGATAATTTTACCTACGACGCCAAAATTCTTACCAACATCCCATGCCGCATCGCCTGCACTGCTTAATGCATTGCCGTATTTACCAACACCTTCTGTGCTACTAACTAAGGCTGAGGCAAAGCCTTGAACAGCACCTACTGAATTGTTTAAGGCACTTTTGTAATTTTGTTCAACTTTAATTGCTTCTTCTTTGGCTTTGGCTTCAGCCTCTTGAAGTTTAGTTAATTTTGCCGAAGAGTCTGCTTGATCGTCATCTGCTTCGGCTGCATCCTTACTAGCGGTTGTAGCCTGCTTCATGGATCTAATGTAATCCTGCTGTGCTTTCATTTGCGCAGCCATAACAGAATTTTGCTGAGACATTAGGTCTGTCAGCGTTCGCATCTGTTCTTCGAATTCTCTTAACTGTTCTGGATCCATAGCACTTCCGGTAAATTATTATCGCCGGGTTTTAACCCACTAAATACGATTAAGTATTTAGTATCGGGAAAAACCCGAAAATTAATGAGGACAATAAATGAACAATAACCCACTTAGACAGTATTTCCGTAGACCAGCAGTGTATCTAAAGTTGCCTAGCAACGGAGAAGGATATGCTCCAGGTGTAGTCGAAAACACTGAAACCGGAGAACTTCCAGTATATCCAATGACTGCAATCGATGAAATCACTGCTAGAACTCCTGATGCATTGTTTAACGGGACCGCGGTTGTTGATTTGATTAAGAGTTGTGTACCCAATATCAAAGATCCTTGGGCTGTTAATAGCAATGACTTAGATGCAATTCTGATTGCTATCAAAGCGGCAGCAGGTGGCGATAATTTAGAACTAGAATCTATCTGTCCAAAATGCAGTGAATCTAGTTCATATGGTCTTAATTTAATCGGTGTTCTTGCTACATTAAAAGCCGCAGACTACAACAAAGAACTTGAAATCAATGATCTTAAAATCAAGTTTAAACCACTGTCATTTAAGGAAATGAATGAGGGTGCTGTTAGCCAGTTTGAAATTCAAAAATTATTCACAAATATTGAAATGATAGAAGATGAAACCGCTAAATCAGAAGCCTCAAAAGAAGCATTGAAGAAAATTACTGATTTAACAATGGCACTATTATGCAGAACTATTGAGTATATCAGCACTCCGACATCAAGAGTAGACGATGCTTCATTTATCTTAGATTTCCTTCAGAATTGCGACAGAACTACATATATGAAAATTCGTGACTATAACACAGAATTAAAGGCTACTACTGAGTTAAAGCCTCTAGAAATTAAATGTGTTAATTGCAGTAATGAATACACTCAACCATTTACATTAAATCCTGCTGATTTTTTCGGCTAAGGCTTCTCAAATCCGGCCCGGAGGATATTAAGAAGCTTATTGAAAACATGGAAAAAGAAGTGGCGGGCATTAAAGAGTCTGCCCTTTCCATGGCATGGTACATGCGTGGAGGCGCCACTTATGAAGATGTATTGAATATGTCATATGATGAGCGTAGTTTGATTAATAAGATAGTCGAAAGTAATTTAGAAATTACTAAGAAATCTAACTTACCATTCTTCTAAGGTGATATATGAGAATATACTTTAACGGTGATAGCCATACAATTGGCTCTGAATTAGTAAATCCAAAAGAAAACGCATATGCGTATGTTTTAACAAAAAAGTTAAATGCCGTAATGGTGGATAATCCATCTGTAGGTGGCGCCGGCAACGATAGAATATTACGATTAACTAATAACTATTTGGATGATTGTGAAGCGGGGAAAGATAAATTACCTGACTTAGTGATTATAGGCTGGAGTGAAGTGTGCAGATTTGACTGGTTTCATGACAACGCATATAGAACCTATGGTAGTTATGAAGATGGGTTGTCAACTGAATCCGCAAAGAATACATATTCCACTAGAGCAAAATTCCATGAGAAATTTCTAACTAATGACTTATCATCAATTGGTATAGCCCGTTATCAACATAATCAAATGTACAACCTACATTGTAGACTAGATTACTTGAAAGTCCCGCATTTATTTTTCAATGCAGTAGAAAGTTTCTACGAACTATTTGATAGACCTGTATATAAAACAATGCTAAACCCAATGACCTATGAAAATGAATTCAATAAAAATAGATTAGTAGAATTAAGTTGGAACAATGCATTTTGGAAACCCTATGATTTAGATGGAAGTTTCTTAGCATGGGGAAGAAATAACAATTACAGTATCACCGAACTAAAGCACTTAGAAGCAAAAGCACATCATCATTTTTCGGATGTTCTTATTCATTATATGCGTGAGAGAAATATCATTAAGAGATGAACTTCGTTCATCTAAGAACTCACTTCGTTCGTTCTTTTCTTTTACGGTCTTTAATTTTCTTAACTTTAATCTCATTTACATATATGGATTATATATTGCCGCTTTAGAAGCCATGGTAGTGCTATTCAGCACTACCAATGGTTTAAGGTACATTGCCATGCCCTGTCATCCATGTGCTATCTTTCCCCGTCATATCAGCCACTCTGCTATATAACGCTACCGGTTGCTCTGTAAAGTTTAATGGGACTGTAGTGAGTAATATGATTTTCATATCCTCCGCAACGCATGTTCTATACCATCAAGATAGAGTAGGTATAGACTCATTGAGGGTTCGCAAACCTGTCGATTGCCCTCTCGGTGTTCCATAGAACATTAAATGTTCTACGCATACTCCAGATCCGTTAGCACAGCACTACCCGTACTTCCTCAAGGAGGGTCGAGCAACCCCGACCAAACAAATTGTATTTTTAGGTGAGCCTAGTTACGCCAGTGCAGTATCAATATTAATAATGTTAACTGACTTGGTGTCTGTAGAGCCTACTGCGCCTGAGTATGTTTTAAGAAGGTCTTTGTTTAATTTGAAGAAGTGATCAAATTCAAGTAGAATCCAATCACCTAAGTTGGGAGAAGAATAGTACATGAAGTTATCAGTAACCCATGTATATTTCGTTTGAACTGCGACAAACTTTCCTTTGCGATTAAACTTCATGAATAGAATGTTTAAGTCGCCTTCTTCTGCAACATCCATAAGTTGTTGCAACCATCCATCTAATGTTTTGCAGTTACCTGCTAACACTTGATGAAACGGAAAATCTGCATAACTTTTGCATTCTGCATTGAATTTAGGAAAACTTTGTCCTGGGACGATATCACCTTTGAAACTACGAATCTGTCCCTCATGCAAGAATTGAGTGCGTGACTGATTCTTGCCACCAACGTAAGCACCCGAGCCAGGGGCACGGATAAAACTCTCGCTGTATGTACTTGATAAGAAGTTTGCAACTTCTCTTTCGAATGAGGAACCTTTTGCTTTTTGTGGTGAAGTCATATCTATATCTATCTCTTTACCACTCAGTGGCATAATTTTTATTAACCCGTTCGACTGCGCACTTAGTGTCACATTCAAAACTGTCATTTGCGAACTCGCCGTTCCAATATGGTAAATCTACTACGGATTGAAGTGTGACTTTATTCAAATCAAACTTCTTTCCTAACTCTGCCCATTTACTGTTATGTCCATAACGATTAGCAACCCAACAGCACGGGTAGAATTCCCCTCTAGAATTGATATACAAACCCTTATTGCCTATGTGACACATGGGCTTAGTATTACCAATGTCTTTAACTGATTTGTACAGTTTGATATTAGTTTCTAACCAAGGTTCTAAAACTTCACGACCTGATAGATTAGTAATCTCACGTTCAAATCTATGACTTGAACTGATTAATTGATCTATAGGCTGTAATTCATCATTAGTTCCGTAGTTATTGTAAATCTTACCAAACTTTGTACTCTTGGTCAACTGAAACTGATCAAAGCCCAAACGTTTAGCCTTGTCACGCATAAAGTCTAACTTGTGTTCATTAAACTTAAATGCAATGGCATCCCATGAAGTAAATGCTTTGCTTCTGGAAATAAGGACTCTAGCACCGGTCATGATGCTATCCCAATTGCAGTTGATTCGGTATTTATTATTGCTTTCTTGATCCCAGCCATCTAAACTGAAATGCACTTGATCGTTTTCAGTTAGATTTACTGCTAAGTCTTGCCACCAACCTTCAGTCTTATATGACCCGTTAGTAACGATGACAATAGAGATAGACGGCTTAATTTCCTTTAAATATTCTACCACTTTAATGAAGTCGTGTGCATATATAGGGTCACCGTCATCTCCGCAAAATGTGATTTTTTCAACGTTTTTCTCTACAAAATCTTGTGTAAAATTACGTTGAAAGAATTCAAAATCTAGTTCTGTATTGATTAATGTATCTGGCACTTCTTGTCTGGCGCAACGGGGACAGCGCAAGGTACACTTGCTACTAATCTCAATATGCCAATGCCACTTTGCTAACATTATTCAATATCTGTTGTTGTATTGTATGTTGTAAAGCCGTTTTCTTTAACAACTTTCAACACACTAGGCACACGTCCTGCAAGTTCTTCTCTATGACTTACAAGCCAAATGCTCTTGTTGCGTCTACGTGACATATCTTTTAAGATAGCCATACTGTTTTCAACACCTATGCTATCTAATCCACTATCAATCAATTCGTCAATAAACAGTGTATTGATTGGGAAGTATAAGTTTTCCCACACATCACGGAACGCAAAACTCAATCCTAAAATCAATCGGTTCCGCTCACCTCGTGACAAGTTATCAAAGTCCAACTCACGACCGAGTTCGGTAATTTCAACCGACAAGTCATTCTTAAACACTACAGTATGGGGCAAGCCAATCTTGTCCAGATAATGTGTGAGTCTAGCATTCAAATATGATAGGTTCTGATCGATAATCTTTTTACGAACGAAACTATCTTTACTAGTTAGCAAATCTAATAGGAATTTAAGGTGATCTCCTAACTTAGTAAGTTCATTAATCTTGTCAAAACTGATTTCTTGTAATGCTTGTGCTTCCATTTCAGCAACTTGTTCTGCATATGGATCAGTTTCAGCAACTTTGTTTTCAATACTCTTTTCTAAATTAGCAAATGTACTGCGATGTTCGATTGCTTCAGCCTCAGTATCATAATGTGTCTTAGGTTGCGCACCGATTTCAACTACAACGTGTTCTGCCAATTGTTCAGCATATGGATCAGTTTCATTATTCTTAGCATCAATTTGCTTTTGAATGTTTTCAACCTGACTTGAATGCTTGACTGCTTCTGCTTCTGTTTTGTAATGAGTTACGGGTTCCAAACCCAAAACAAAAATAGAATTTTTATTTTTTTCTAAATTGTTTTGGAATTGGGCAAGATCAGATTTAGCAGTTTCAAGTAGTTCTTTCTTATCAGATAGAACCTTAGATTGGTTATCATCATGGAAGTCTTGACCACAAGCATAGCACTTATGATCTTCTAAGGTCTTGATTTCACCTTCTAGTTTAGAAACAACTTTAAGTTCTTTCTTAATGCTGGCTTCAAGCGATGTGATAGTTTGGTTAATAGAATCAAGTTCAATTTTTTTACGATTGTACTCTGCTAAATCCTTATGCGCTTGAAGTTCAAGTTCAATATCAATCGTACTAAGTGTTGTCAACTGTTTAGTGAATTCAGCAACATCCTTATCACGCTTTTGTCTCCATGCAACTTGACGAGCCAATAAAGCATCAAAGGCATCTTGTTTCTTTTTCAAGTCAGTGTAAACTGCTAGATTTTTGTGTGCTTGAAGTTCTTTTTCAATGTCAATCTTACTAAGTTCATCATAGTCGGCAACTAGTTTAGCAAGAGCCTCATCATGTTGCTTTTGCCAAAGACTTTGCCTACGCTTAACACTGTCAATTTGTTCTTGTACTCTTTTATTGGCTTCTTCAACAGCCTTAACACGAAACTCTTCTTGTTGAATGTGTTCTTTGTTAACTCTAATCTTTTCTTTGATTATATCAGCCTTCTCACTCAACAATGTAATGCCGAGCAATTGCTCAATGACGTTGCGTTGGTCATTACTCTTCATTGCTAGGAAAGGCTCTGAATAGGTATTCAATGCAACAATATGCTTGAACATGTCTGGCGTCATACCAATTGCACGTTCAATTTGAATTTGTGTTTCTTTGTTCTCACCCTGAGCATCGTCTTGACCAGTTTGTAAATCACTGTTTACATAAAACTTCAAAACATTAGGTCTACGTCCACGTTCAATCTTATATTCAACACCTCCGGCACTGAATTCAAGAGTAACCATCATACCCTTGCCGTTGGTACGATTGATTAAATTATCCTTACGAATATTATTAATTGGTTGACCAAACAATGCATAGGCAAGTCCCTGAATCAACGTGGTTTTACCAGTACCATTTCTAGCACCGTCACCACCTAAGTCTAAGTTTTCACCTAAAATAAGTGTAAGTTCATTGCTATCAAAGTTAACCGCCTGAGTTACTTGTCCAATGCTTAAAAAGTTTCGTAGGGTAATATTTTTGAGTGTAATCATTAATGCTTCCAGTGTGATAAGTCTCGACCTAAGCGATTCTCTATCACAGTTATTCCTTTATTAATATAGTCGATTGTCTCTTGATTGTCAAATACTAAGGGATCTTTTTTATCCGTTTGAAATGTTACCCCTCTCTTTGCATCATAAAAGGGCTTAACACCGATATACTCGCAAATAGTATGCATGAATTGTTTAGGGTCTTTAACTAAGTCATCATAAAACAAGTATAAAACAGGTAGTTTGCAATTGTCCCAATAACCAAATATCTTTTCAAAGTCAGAATACATTTTCACAACATCACTGTTTAGATTTGTGTATTCTTGCGGAGTACCGTTGAAGTTTGGATTTCTGTTTTTATTCATGTTGTATATAGAATTTAAAACATCGTAAGGACTTCTTAAAATCATAGTCAAGTGTGTGGTATGCTCATGCATGTTTACTGGATTAGCATAATGATTTGTATCCACATAGTTGCAGAACATATGAGTATCTAAGTTGATAGATGTATCAAATTCACGATACATTTTTGTATAAGTAGGCAAATCATGTGCCTGATACTCTTTATAAACTAATTCTAATTTACCATCAATTAATGGATGGCGCATAAACTGCAACCATAACCAATTGGTTCCTGTTTTAGGAAATCCTAAATTTCTATAATGAATTTTCTTCATAAGTTTCTATATAACTCTAATAGCATTTTACTATCATAGAACTCACTCTCAATATTAGAGATTTGATCAATGATAATTTGATCCACGCTTTCGAATTTAATTTCGCCCGGGGCAAGGTCTTGCCCTACTTGATCTAACTTCATAGGAATCAATGCCATTTCACGTAAGCCATGTTTAGGGATAAGTGTTTCTCTAATGAAGTTTGCCTCTTCATAACTAATATCAATGTCAAGATGCACTCTGATATTACTGCGTGGCAATAATAAGCCGTCTGGATTATCTAAGATTTCACTTAGTTTATAAACACGAAACACGGGTTGATCAGGCCATGCACGAAATTCTGGATCCTTATTCCATTCAAGAATCATCATACCTCGTTGATCGTCACCCGCGTCTGCATAGTTGTGCGGGAACGCATTACCGATATACCAAATATTGTTTCTTGCTTGACGTTTGTGAAAGTGACCGCTGAATACTTTCTCAAATCCAACTACGTGATCATCATTCAATTCACCATGATCAGGCATTTGAACCATAGCATTCATATAGAAGTTGGGAAGTTCTAAGTGACTGAATAGATATTTGCCACCTAACTTAGATAACTTTTTATAATCATCACCTACTAACCAGGGAGCAACAACACAGTTACCCTCTACTAACCAATCATTAACGATTGTTACGTTGGGTAGATGATTTGCCCATTCAACACTATGAATATCTCTACGGTCACGATAATACAAATCGTGATTGCCCGGGATAAAGATCACACGTTCAAATGCACTGTTTAGTTTTTCTAATGCACGTAGACCAAACTGCATGGTATGCATATTGATACTAGCACGATGATGATTATAATCACCTAGAAAGAAACATGTTTCGCAGTTTTCTTTTTTGGCTTCACTGATAAACCAATCAACAAAGTCAGAACAGTCTTGATTATGTTGTAGACTGTTCGACTTTAATCCAAAGTGAATATCGGTGAATACTGCCGCCTTTTTAAATAGATTCGCCATAGCGATACTATAAGACCTCTTTATTCATTTTGCAACTGTTTAGGTTACCTTACTCTTCATACGTCACTTTGACGCCGCTCATTTGACGACTGAAACTTGGATTTAATCCATTCATTTCAAGAATGTCATCACGAATGTTTTGGTTACGCTTTTCGGTATTAAGAACACGACAGAAACTATTAGTGATTGCCGCAGTGTAATAAGCGAATGGGTTGGCTGACTTAGCCTCATTGAAACGCAAACCTACATATGTTAATTGTAGAATTGCACTGTTACGCATTTCGTCATTGTAGGTATAACCTCGCCAATTGAACTTCATAGCATACTTTTCACAAAGCATGATATACATACGTGCTAGTTTGTTTGTGATCTGTCCGTGATCTTTGCTAAACTCTCCGTTTTCAAGACCGCCCACCCAGTGACTCTTGCCTACGCAACGCATTGAGCCTGTATCATCTAACTTGAAATGCTGAAATGGTGGAAAGTTTACTTTGACATGAACCATGTCATCGACTTCACCTTTAGTAGTGTTATCTTCTAAATCTTCAAAAATTGAATCGGCATCAATTTCATCATCATCAAATGATAGAATATCACGTGCTGTTTTCTTTTTTACGGTTTTTCTAGGTTGCTTTTGTGATACTGGAATATGATCCCAAGTCATAACTCTAAAAATCAAATCTTCTTTGTTGATTGATTTCACATCGACTTTCTCGCCGGTTTCAAGTGACAATCTAGCGGCTCTAACTTCTTTAGCAGCCTTAATTTGTGCAGGCTTTAGTGCAAATGCTAGGGACTTTTCTAACGATTCTTCGGGTTTGTCAATGATTAGATCGTATCTATGATATTCTGGCTCTATAAATGAGCAATATGTGTTTTTACTTGAATGAATTTCCTTAAGGATATCTTTATTGTTTAAGTAGTTTACTGGTTTTTTAGTGGTTACAGCCATAGGTCCTCTTTTTATGTTGTAGAAACAATAATACACATACTGTTGCTGAAATGCAACATATGTGGGTAAATTTTGTGGTTTTTTGAAGCGATAAATACAAGCAGACAAGTCTATTTATTACAGGAAAAACTATGGCAACTGCAACAGCAACAGTATTAGGATCAGCAACATTAACTGGATCTACTCCTTCTCCGGATAGCGCGCCAATTACCTATGTCCTTAAAACTGCCGCTGGCTCTTATACTTTAACCAACCTTAGTCTTGCAAGAGAATTAGCAGTTGATGATTCTAGAACTAGAATCTTTTTTCAAAATGGGGATTCACTTATTATTCCCAATGCTCAACTTTCTAGTTTTATTAATGGTCTTGCCGGAGCAAAAGTTGAAGTTGATTCTAAATTAAAAGCATCCGCTACCACTACTACAAACCCTGCGGCAACTACTACCACTACAACAAATGTACAGAGAACTTCTAATTCTGTAACTACAACATCAGTTACTAGTACAACAAACACTACTGCAACTGCGGTTGCAGCCACTGTAACCAATAGCAAACCTGCAACTACTAGCGCACCCAATTCAACAGCGACACCTCCTGTCGCACAAAATACTGTTGAGAATCGTGAACCTAAGGCGGTCTCTGATCCAGGAACAGTAACAGATTATACTGTTAAAGCAGGAGATACACTAACTTCTATTGCTAGAAGATACGGCACAACAGTTGCGGCATTAGTAAAAGCCAATCCGCAGATTAAAAATCCTGATTTAATCAGAGTCGGTGAAGTTATTAAAATTCCAGGGGGCGATAAAACACCTGTTACAGGTACAGGAAATAATGCTCCGGCGAGCGAACCTGATAATGGCGGTAGTGAGGGATCAGCAAAAGGTCTTGATGGTAGAATTATTGATGTACAAGCAGCCGCATCAGCACAAGATCAAGCAAACTTTGAAGCATTTGAAGATTGGCGTGTACGACTATCACTAGCACCTGATGCTAACTATTTGTATAGAGCAAATGATCCAGGTGTGTTATCACCTTTAGCCGCAACAAACGGTGTAGTATTTCCATATACTCCGTTAGTCTCTGTAAACTATTCAGCAAGTTATGATCAGTCAACCGTACCGCATAGCAATTATAGAATTTATCAATATCAAGGAAGTAGTGTAGACAGTGTAAGTATTAGTTGCGACTTTACAGCACAGGACGTGTTTGAGGCAAATTATTTGTTAGCAGTGATTCACTTCTTTAGGGCCGCAACTAAAATGTTCTATGGACAGGATCAAGATCCAAAACCCGGAACACCTCCTCCGTTAGTATTCTTATTTGGTATGGGTGGATTCCAGTTTGAAGCACATCCAATGGCTATTACAAGTTTCAGTTATAACTTACCAAATGATGTTGATTATATTCCAACTACAACATCAAGTGGCGGTGGAGTACCTGTAACTACATATACTACAGGAACAGGGGCAATTAGAGAGTTACCACCTGGAGTACAAGCAGGCGGCACTAGACCTTCTGCCAATTTTGATACAGGCGCATCAGAGACAGTTACATATGTTCCTACGAAAATTCAACTATCAATTTCATGTGTACCGATTGTAACTAGAAATTCAATTTCTAATAGATTTAGTTTCAAAGAATATGCTACTGGCAGATTGTTACAAGGAACTAGAAACGTTGGCGGAGGTATTTGGTAATGGCTGGCAATCAAAATTTATATCCACAGACAAGTCCTTATTACAACACTAACGTTGTAAGTAATAAGTATTTGGACGTAATGAATTATCGTCCTATTCCTAAGGACCCCACAGACGTATACATGTTAATTACAAATGTGTATGAATATAGACCTGATCTGTTAGCATATGACCTGTATGGTGATAGCAGATTGTGGTGGGTGTTTGCAGAACGAAATCCAAATCGTTTGGGTGAAGATCCTTATTTTAATTTTAAGACAGGTGTAGGAATTTACGTACCAAGACAGGATACATTGAACACAGTACTAGGTTTATAAGATGGCAACAGTTAGCGAAACACTAGAATTATTCGAAAAAGCATTGGACATTAGAACTGCCGTTGAACCAAAACAAGCATCAGTTGTAACTCAACTTGAAAATTTCGTAAACGGTGGCTATAAATCTCCCGGTGCGGCCGCTACACTAGAAAAAATTAAGGGAGAAAGAGATGCATACCGACAACAATATCAAACTTTGCATATTAATGCTCAAGTTGCAGCCGGCGACGCCTTCGATACACTAAGTGGTAGTCAAAAAGCACAAGTAAATGCAACTTCTACTATACGTTTGTACAATGATGTAGGTGCAAAAATTGGCAGCAACAATACAGCAATCACTGAATTATTAGCAAAAGCAAATGAATTATTAGCAAAACAAAAAACTCAGGATTCATCAACTACTAATGCCAATGTAAACACTCAGACTCCGGCGCCTGCACCTAAAGGAGATCCGCAAAACCCAAAGCAATTACAAGGTAGTGCAGACGAAGATAACGGTAAGCAACAGGAAAATCCTGCAGGTAGTAACGGTGGACCTACCTCAGCACCTAATAGTAGCACAGACGGCACTAATGGTACTACTAGTGGATCAGGAGAATCAACTGAAGAATCAGACGCATCCGGTACAGAAACTAGTGCGGCAAAGCCTGGTAAAAGATTAAAAAATCCATTAGGTTATTTTTCAAGTTATAACTATCAACTTAGTTTATACATGATTACTCCTGATGCGTATAACGCATTCATTGCTTCTGGTCGTAAACAAATTAATGCTTTGGGTGCGGCAGGCGGTGGCGACGGCGGAGTCTACTTAATCGCACAAAGCGGTGGTATTAATAATGATAGTTCGGTAAGAGCACCTGGCTTCCAATTCGATTATGGTATTGACAATCTACAGATTGTTACAACTACTAATGCTAAAGCAAACGAAACTGCTAGTAATGCTACTGAACTTAAGTTTCAAATTATTGAACCATATGGTTTCTCATTCATTACTAAATTAAAGCAGGCAAATGATGCATTAGCAGAATATGCTAAAAGCATGGGGCAAGGATGGCCTGAAAATCCATCAAAACAATTCTTTATTTTAGGTGTAAGATTTTTAGGATATGATGAAGCAGGTAATAGAATTACTGGTAGTGAAGTATATGATGGAAACACATTAGATCCTAATGCAAATGGTAATGGTTTATTCAATACATATTATGATATTATCATAAATGAAATTAAATTTAAAATTGATGGTAAAGCAACAGTTTATAATATTGGATGCACATCATTGCCTCCACAATCTGCATTTTCAGTTAAAAGAGGATTGATCACTTCAAATAAAGAAGTGACAGCCGCTACGGTTGATGAAGCAATTACTCAGTTATTTGATAAACTAAATCAGGATCAAATTAAACTTAAAGAAGATGGCAAAATTGGTGAAGTAAACACGTATCAAATTAGATATTTGGGTGAGCCTGCTAGAGAAATTGCTGAAGCAAAACTAGTAAGCCCTGAAGATATTGATAAGTTTAAATGGCCAGGTGCCGGCGCCAAAACAACTAAACAATCTACTGCCGCCTCTGAAGTAAAATCTCAGCCTGACAACACTAAAAGAAGCATTACGTTTTCAGGTTCCCCCGCTACACCTATATTACAGGCAATTAATAATATTGTCGCACAAAGTGGTTTCTTAAGAGATGCCTTAAATGTTGTTTATACAACATCATTAGAAACTGATCCTAAAAAGAAATCTGCAAAAGAAAATAAACCTGACACTAAGAAAACTATTAAATGGTATAATTGTAGTGCAGAAATATCTGATGCAAAATGGGACGGTAAAGTAAATGACTGGGCATACACAATTACATATGTGTTACAAACATATGAAACACCTGTCATTGACAGTGCCTATGCTAATCCCGGTAAATCATATTATGGACCTCATAAGAGATATGAATATTGGTATACTGGTAAAAACTCAGAAGTATTACAGTATGAACAAAATCTAGACACTGCGTACTTTAACGTTGTTTTGGGAGGAGACCCTTCAACTAGCACATCTGGTGCTGGGGATAAAACCGGCGGCAATAACGCAGGAACTAGTCAAACAGCACAAAATGGTGCAGGTAATGCGTCTGACGGACCTAATAGTGTATCACGTGCGCCCAATCAGTTTACTAGTCAGCCTCGTATAGGTAAACTAGGCGCCGGCCTTGAAGCACAAAATAACTACCTAACTAGTTTATATGATCCTGGATCATTTGCAACTGCTAAAATTACGATATTAGGAGATCCAGACTTTTTAGTACAAGATTCAGCGTCTAGCGAAAATCAAGTCTATAGTAGATTTTATGGTACTGATGGATTTACAATTAATCCAAACGGCGGTCAAGTGTTTATTGAAATCGATTTTAAGGAAGCAGTTGATTACACTTCAAATACAGGCACTCTTAACATCAACGAAAGTATTTTGTTTTGGAAATATCCAGAAAATATTTCAAAACAGGTTAAGGGTGTAAGTTTTACCGTAATCAATGTAACTAGTACTTTTGCAGGCGGCAAGTTCACGCAATTACTTGAAACAAATATTAATGACTTTGGTGACGCATCTAAATCTCAGACCGGTGGCGAGAGGGAAGATCCCAACGCATCGACTTCTCCGAGTGCGTCAGGACCCGCACCGAGTAATAGTCAGACTACTACTCAAGGCACTGGTCTCAAGAAGGACAATCCAAGTAATCAAACACAACCGGCTACACCCACAACAAGCCCCGCACCTACTCCACAACCTAACACTACACCGACAGGTTCAGGCGCAAAACCAGTAGCAGATGATGACGGCGGCTAAGGACATATAAATGGCACAAGACGTAATTAAACAAAAGGGTACCCCTAAAAATAGTAAGCCAAACGCAGGTGGTGCGGCTACCAAAGATGTACCTGTATTTGGTATTGTCAAAGATAACGTGGACCCTACACGATCAGGTAGAATTAAAGTCTATATTGCTGACAGTCCTCAAGCAGCCGCAGAAACAGATAATTCAGACAACTGGGTAACTGTAAGTTACATGAGCAGTTTCTTTGGCAAAATTATTCCTGATGCCGCAGACGACGGATACGGCGATTATAAAGCAAATCCTAGTTCATATGGTGAGTGGCATGCACCACCTGATATCGGTACAAAAGTTGTTTGTATCTTTATCAACGGTGACCCTAACTATGGTTTCTATATTGGTTGTGTTCCTGAAGCAGAAAGTCTATACATGGTTCCTGCTATTGGCGCAAGTGATAATATTATTGCTAATGGCGGTGAGTCTGAAGGTTATGGTGGCGCACTAAGATTACCTGTAACAAATATTAATACGAACAATAAGGAAATGTCAGATAGCCCTGAGTTCGTAGACAGTCCTAGACCAGTGCATAGTTACACCGCGTCAATTATGAATCAACAGGGTATCATTCGTGATCCTATTCGCGGACCTATCAGTTCAAGTGCGCAACGTGAGGCCGCTTCACGTGTTGGTTGGGGTGTCAGTACACCGGGCAGACCAATCTATGAAGGTGGATTCGATGACGCAAGTATTGCTAATAATTTAGATAATTCTAAAGCAGAACAGTTAAGAGTTGTTGCACGTAGAGGTGGTCACAGTATCGTTATGGACGATGGTGACATTATTGGCCGTGATCAATTAATTCGTATTCGTACAGCCTTAGGTCATCAAATCTTAATGAGTGATGACGGCCAAACATTAATGTTATTGCACAGTAATGGTCAAAGTTATATTGAGTTGGGTAAAGAAGGCACAGTTGATATCTATTCAACTAACTCAATCAACATGCGTACACAAGGTGATTTGAACCTACATGCTGACAAGAATGTTAATATCCATGCTATGGAAAATCTTAGCATTCAAGCAAAGAATGTTCACGTTAACACTGAGGAAGAAATCAAACTACGTGCAACCAAAGATATTAAAGCATTTGCACTAAACAACTTTACTGTAAAAGCAGGATCTGCTGTAGCATTAGCCAGCGGTGGTGACAGTTCAATGAAAGCCGGCGGTCAAGCATATGTCAATGGTAGTAAAGTTAACTTAAACAGTGGATCAGCAAGTACTCAGCCTGAAGAAGTTGATATCATTCCAATCATTGCACAACCCGATACATTGTACGATGAACAAAAAGGATTCATGGCAGCACCTGGTAAGTTGTTAACAATTGCAACACGTGCTCCTGCTCACGCTCCTTGGTCAGCAGCCGGTCAAGGCGTTGACGTTAAAACAGATTTGAACGCATCAAGTCAGTTACCATCACAACCATCTGCGGCTGTAGCCGCAACAAACAATGCGGCCGCAAATACAGGAGTAACTCCGGTATCAGTTGCTACAGCGGCAACAGCACCGACTACACCTTCTGTATCGTCTGCACTTGATAAAGGAACAACTAATGCTGTTATGGGAGCAGTTGCAACTAATGCGGCTACAGGTGCCGCATCTGCTGCCGTTTCACAAGGTGCTGCCGTAGTTAAAAGTGCGGCAGGTGCAGCCACAGTTGCAGTTGGTGCATTTGCACAGAATGCAACACAACTTGCAAGTTCTGGAGTTGTAAAACCGGGTGCTGACAAACTAATTAATGCAATGGTACAATCAGGTGCTAACGTTGCACAATCAATGCCAAGTGCAGTGTTTACTGGAACTGCTGGTGCAGAAACATTACCTAAATTAGTACAAAACGTAACTGCACAAGCAACATCAGTTGTGTCTAACTTACAGCAAGCACAAACAGCAATGGGTGCAGTTGGTGCAATTACAGGTAAAGAGTCACCTCAGCAAGTTGCTGGTATGGTTATGGCCGCGGCTACAACAGGCGTGCAGAATACAGTTAATGCAGTTAAATCAATTGCAGGAGCAGCCGGAAACTTACCATCGCTGCCAAGTAACGCACAAGATGCACTTAAGGCAATTGGACAAGGCTCAGCCGCGGCCGGCATTGCACAAACAGTCGGTGGTGCATTGGGAGGTATCTCTGGTGCATTAGATGCAATGAAGTCTGCACCGGGCTTATCAGGATTAATTGATAGTCCAAAGGGTGTAGCAGGTTCAGCATTTAGTGCGATTAAGAATTCATTCAAGGCACTAGAAGCAGGTGTTCCTCAAAATCTAACTGCTATTGCGAAAACTAAAGCCGCAGAAAATGCTACAGTTGCAGGACAGTCTAGTCAGTTAACTAAAGCACTGGGTGATGCGGCAACAGGAGCATTAGTGGGCGCCGCAACCAATGCATTGGGATTAGGTGGAGGCGCCGCACAGGGTGCATTGAATGCATTAGCAAGTGGTGGTAAGTCATTGGGTTCAGTAACCAACATTGGCGGCGCCATTAATAATACAGTTGCAGGAATTACCGGCACAGTTACTTCAGTTACGAATGCTATTACGGGTGCAAGTAACACTGCTAAATCTATCGTATCTACTGTGGGAGGAATTACTGGTGCAACAAGTAGCACATCTACTGCTACACTTGCACAGAATATTACTAATGCAGTGGGCACCGCAGTTAACTCGGTCAATGCTGTAGCCGGTGCAAGTTCTATGTTGAAAACAGGTGACTTGACAAGTTTATCTAAGGCTGCTAGTACTATACAGCAAGGAGCCGCAGCCGCAACTTCTGCGGCATTGGCATCAGGTATTAGCAATTTACCAGGTGGATTAAAAACTGTATCGGCTGTTGTTAATAATGCTACCGATGCAATCAACAAACTTCCTGGTACTGAGGCTATCTCAGGACTTGTTAAAGATGCACAAGCAGCCGCACTTAATGGATTGCCGTTACCAAAGATTCCGGATGCCGCCGGAGCATTATCATCATTAGCAAGCAAAGGATTACCTGCAGGTGCAGCCGCACAATTAACATCAGCAATCTCAGCCCTAAGTTCAGGTACAGGTGGCGCCATCAAGTTACCAACAATTGGATTCAATACAACTGATCGTGCATCTATTACTTCACAGATTACTTCAGTATTGGGTGATCCTAAGATTCCTATTCCAAATCTAGTAGGTGAAATTGCAGAATCAGTTAAAGATGAAGTTCAATCTGTTATTGACAAGAGTAAAGACTTGTTTGCAACGATTGATGAATTGGATGAAATCAATGATAAGATTGATGAAGCAAGAGAAGCATTTTATGCGGCTGAAGCAGATTTACCTGAGGGTGATCCAGAAATTGACAACTTGCGCAAAGCCTGGTTTGATCTATTAGATAGTCCTGAACGTAAAACACTATTGTCTAAACTAGATGACATTAAAGGTGTAAACGTTCCGGCGGTAGCCGCAGCCGCAGGTGGTGCAGCCGCGGCCGCAGGTGACTTAGTATCATCATTGAGTGACACATTGAGTGGCAAGGGAACAATCAATAGTTTGATTGATACTGCTTCAAATAGCGCATCATCATTGTTGGGAAGTATTACATCTGGTGTAAGTTCAATTAAAGGGTCATTAAGTTCTATTAGTACTACGGCAGGATCATTAACTAACTTAGTTGGGTCTGCCACACAATTAGCAGGAACTGCTAAAACAGCATTGGGTTCAGTGCCTGGTCAAGGCGCAACTGCACTAACTGCATTACAAAAGTCAGCATCAGTAGCACCAAACTCACAGGATATTAATAATTCTATTGCTGGAATTATTGGAAGTATAGACACTGGCCCCGGGGCCGGCTAAAATAAGGATATAAATACATCATGCCTCAATATATCGGATTCAGTACAATCAACTCATGTAAACCAAAAACTACTAATCCTGTGGGTTTAAACACAGGTGGAATTGATGGCGGTCCAGGTGGCATCAACAAGGGAATTGTTTGGGGTAAAAAGTTTCGTATCCTAGATGCACAACTAGTTGTTCAAGATTTTGTTAATGGATTGAACATTAGAATGGGTACTAAAGTAGGACAGCCTGGATATGGAACAAGACTTTGGGATTTTATTTTTGAACCAAACACAGCCGACGTACAGTTCCAATTAGAAAACGAAATTCGCAGAGTTGCATCAGCCGATCCTAGAATCGATTTGAACTATGTAAAAGCATTTCCCCAAGAAAACGGCATCTTAATTGAAGTACAATTAGCCGTTGTTCCCTTCAATAATCCCGCTACATTAAGTGTATTCTTTAACCGCGCTACAAACGTTGCTTCATTAGTATAACTAAAAACTGTCTTTTTTGATAATGATAAATATATCAAAAGAGACTTACTATGGCAACCAGTTCACGACAATCAGCATTATTCGGCGTAAATGATTGGAAAACAATCTACCAAACGTTTAGAGAAGCCGACTTTAGAAGTTATGATTATGAGACTCTACGTAAGAGTTTCATCGATTATTTGCGTCTATACTACCCTGAAACATTCAATGATTATGTTGAAAGTTCAGAATTCGTAGCACTACTAGACGTTATCGCATTCATGGGGCAGGGTCTTGCATTCCGCAATGACTTAAATGCACGTGAAAACTTTATTGATACCGCAGAACGCCGTGACAGTGTTATTAAACTTGCTGAATTAGTCTCTTATACGCCAAAAAGAAATATTGCAGGTCAAGGTTATCTTAAAGTATCAAGTATTCAAACCACTCAAAATCTAACAGACATTAATGGTTTAAATCTTAGTAATCTTCCTATCTTATGGAATGATCCTGCTAACCCAAATTGGTTAGAACAGTTCAATACTGTAATCAATGCTACATTAGTTGACACACAACGTATTGGTAAACCGGGTAACATTTCAGAGTTATTGGGCGTCACAACTAGTGAATACACTATACGTATTCCATCAAACAATCTTCCGATTGTGCCATTTAATAGTACTATCGATGGTCAAACAATGGGATTTGAATTGGTCAGTGCAACATCTATGGATGCTGACTATATCTACGAAGTTCCTCCTGCCCCTAACGGCAGATTCAATATGCTATACCGAAACGACAAATTAGGTTTTGGTAGCCCAGAGACAGGATTCTTCTTCTACTTTAAACAGGGTTCATTACAGAACTTTGACTTTACATTACAACAGCAGATTTCAAATCAAAATATTGATATCAACATTCAAGGTATTAATAATACCGATACTTGGTTGTATCAATTAAATGCTGACGGCACTAGAACACTTTGGGATAAAGTGGACAACGTGTATGCTGACGCATATCTACAAACTGAATTCTCAGAGAAGAAAATCTTTTCAGTAAATTCACGCTTCAATGACCAAGTAACTTA